GCAAGCAGGGCTTTTGCCTCCCTTTACGGAATTTGTAAAACTAGACGCATCTGCAATGGTTGAACCGCGTGATGTTGCGGCTGTTAATAAAGACCTCGATGATATTAACAAATATTTGTTCGAGCAAATTTGGAACTCTAATTTTTCCCAAGAAATCTCTGAATGCCTTTATGACATGTCTATTTCTACTGGCATTATGCTGTTTGAAGAAGGCACAGGCGATAAAGCGTTTCATCACCGCGCTGTTCCATTAACGGATGTTTATTTAGAGCGCGGCGCGGATGATACAGTTGGCGGCGTGTTTAGGGTTCAAAAAGTACCAGCTAAACACTTAAAGCATCGCTATCCTGACATGAATGAAAGCGAGGCTATGAAAACTTATTCGGATCTTAGGGAAGATTCCGAAAAAGAACTGGAAATTATTGAATATACCTATCGGGATTATTCTAACGTCGAGGTTGAGTGCTATTATCACATAGTTTTGTGTGAAACGCATAATGAAGTGCTGCAAGTTCGCAAATTGGAAGGCAAAGGCTCAAACCCGTTTATAGCATTTCGCTGGCAAACGGCTGCGGGGGAAACATGGGGCCGAGGGCCATTGTTAAACGCAATGGGCGCTATTCGCACGACAAACCTTATGGTTGAGATGATCCTTGAAAATGCGGCTATGTCTATTGTTGGAATGTACCAAACGGACAATGAAGGCACTGTAAACGCTGATAATATTTCTCTCTTGCCCGGAACGATTATAACTAAAGAGATTGGTACACGCGGATTGGAGCCAATTACTGGCTCAACTGGCAATTTTAACATGCAAGATGTGGTGCTGGCCGATCAGCGCACAAATATTAAACGCGCATTGTTTAATGATATGCTTTCAGATCCCAATAAAACGCCAGCAACGGCTACTGAAGTAGCTGAACGCATGGCTGATTTATCGCATCGAACATCCGCGGGGTTTGCGCGTGTGTTTTATGAGTTTATTCAGCCGTATATTTATAGAGCTTTGTATATTTTGGAAAAACGCGGCGATATAGAATTGCCCGTAATTAACGGCAAAGCCATACAGATCCGCGCTATTTCTCCGATTGCCATGTCACAAAATGGGCGCGATTTGCAAAAACTAATGCAAGATTACCAAATGCGCGCGCAAATGTACGGGCCGCAAGTTGCAACCTCAATGTATCAAATGGAGGAATTGCACCCTTGGTTAATTGAAAAAATGGGCTTGGAAACCAAACTGTTTAAATCGAGCAAAGAAATTGTGCAGTCGATGGAGCAGCAAGCCCAGCAAATGATGATGATGCAACAACAGGCGCAACAACCCGTATGAGCGAATATATTGAGCGGCGAATACGCGAGATCCAAGATCAAGCAAAAAACTCCTTTGATAGTTTTCATCGACCAGCAAAGGCAGAAGAAAACATTAACATTACATGCCGCAATGTTTTGAACTCACCAGATGGTGAAAATTTAATGACTTATTTGCGTTCGATAACAACGGACGCGGTTATGCATCCAAGCTGCACAGATGCAGAATTAAGGATGCAAGAAGGAATGCGCCGACTTGTGGGCATTCTTGATGCAAGACGTAAATCTAAACCAAAACTCAATTCATAAGGAAAATAAATGTCAGAAGAAGCTGCCACAATGTTTGATGCAAATGAAGCGTCCAGCGAACCCGCTGAAACGCAAGCTGTTGAAACGACAAGTGAGGGAGAACGCCCAGATTGGCTTTTAGACAAATTCAAAACTTCCGAAGATCAAGCCAAAGCCTATAGTGATCTTTATGGAGCGTATTCGAAGAAGACAGAAGATTTGCGCGCGGAAATCAAAGAGGAAGCTGCGCAAGATTATGCAAAATCACTTGGCGTACCAGATGATGCAAGCGCATATGAATATCCAGAAGGCTTTGATGCGCCAGCAGAAGGCGTTGATCAAGCACTTAGAAGCTGGGCAAAAGAAAATAATGTGCCGCCAGAAGCGTTCAAATCGCTAATATCTGATGTGTACGGGCAAACCCAAACCAATTTTGAAGCAGAACGCGCTAAACTCGGCGATAATGTCGATCAGCGCGTTAGCAAGCTTAATAAATGGGTAACGTCTAATATAGACGAAAAACATTTTGATGCTGTTAGCAAAGTAATGACAACAGCCCAAGGCGTTGAGCTTATGGAAAGTATGATGAACAAAAACGCATCAAGAGGTTTTGCGCCTGATGATGTTGGAACTTCTGTGCAAGCCAAGCCGCTATCGCGCAACGAAATCCGCAATCTGCAAGCAGATGCAAGATTTGGCGAAGATGAAGATTACACGGCTATGGTTAGATCAAGGTGGCAAGCTTTTGCAGAGCAACAAGCGCGAAATTAAATTTTTTTTAGCTCCAAGCACTTTGTACGATGTTTTGGAGCTATACAAATATATGCGTAAGTCAGACAGGGATGAACTGGCTTACGCAATACAAACAACTGGCACAGATATTTATAGCCAGATGATTACAAGCTGTATTTCCGATAAATATGTAACGATGTGGGCAAATGACAGAGTTGTGGCTGTTGGCGGTATTAACGCTGTTCCTGATAATTCTAGCATTGGTATTATCTGGCTTTTAGGAACAAATCTTGCTGACAAATATTGGCGTCAAATGACGCGGTTATGCCAAAGATTTATAGAAACAGAAAAACCTAATTGGGATGGATTTGGTAATATTGTTCCCATATCTAGTTGCAAGCGTATTAAGTGGCTACAACATTTAGGTTTTGACATATTAGATTTAAAAGCACAGATTGATTTTGAGGGATATGTAAAGTTTTACATGAATGCCTCTTATACGGCCCCAAAAACGCAAGGCGGCTCCGCATAGGAATACCCGTTGAGTTAGTTTGAGGAACACCCGATCCCGTTCTGAAATTTAACTTAATAGGTGTAAAAATGGCATCAACTATCGACCAAGCGTTTATTGAAGAATATAACGCAGACGTTCACTTGCTGTACCGTCAATATGGCTCTCGTTTAATGAATACGACCCGTAAAGGCACGGTTGCAGCTAAATCTGTATATTTCCAAAAATTTGGCACTTTGGCAGCGCAATCTAAAACACGTAATGCAGAGCATACGTTCCAAGATCCAGCGCACAGCAAAGTAAAAGCCGATATGGTGGACTATTATGTTCCCACATTGGTTGATGATTTGGATTTGCTCAAATTAAACATTGAGGAAAAACGCGCTCATACAACTGCACAAGTTGCAGCATTAGGCAAAAAGACTGACGAGGTTATTCTCGATGCTCTTGAGGCTGGCGCAAACTCAAATGATTTGGGCGATAACACTGCTGCTTGGGATTTTGATACAGCCATGAGCGTTGTAACAACATTCTCAGTTAATGAAGTTCCTGATGATGGAAACCGTTTTTGTGCATTGCACCCTTATGCTTGGGCGCAATTCCTGAAGGTTCCTGAATTTGCCAATGCAGATTATGTTTCCGCTGAAAACCTCCCATTCAAAGGAAACCTGACTGCAAAAAGCTGGATGGGAACAATGTGGATGCCTATGCCAAACATTGATCACGGTGTGGCTGGAACAAACATTGCGACCAACGTAGCTTGGCACAGGACTGCAATTGGTCACGGCGTCAACAAAGAAATCAATACGATTTGGGATTATGAAAACACACGATCAGCTTGGTCTGCTGTGTCTTCTATGTCTCTTGGCGCAATCGTGATTGAAGATGCTGGGGTTTACAAAGTTTCTACTTTGTCACCTGCACCATCTTAATAGGATCATCTGTCTCAGTGGCAGATGAGGCAGATGTAACACTCTCTTTCTGGTTAGGTTACGCACTGCGATGAAAGGGAAACATTGAAAGGGGTGGGTGCCTGCTTGCCCCTTTCTTTAAAACAAGGTTGGCTATATGACTGTAACGCCTCTTTCAGTTTCTAATTCATCGCTTAAAATTATGAATGCGGCATTAGCCCAGCTTGGCGTTGACGAAATCACATCTTTTACCGAAAACACATTGCCAGCAAAGACTGGCAATAAGCTTTTTGAAGACATCCTCGAAGATGCGTTGTGTTCTTATCCTTGGCGGTTTGCGCGGGATCGAGTTGTATTAAATAGAAGTTCAACCGCAGCGCCCGTGCCGTGGACAGGGCTTTATGTTTTACCCACATCAGCCATTAATTTGCACACAATCTATATTGATGACGCGATTGGTGCCTTTGATCGTTTTGGTCAAAATGTTGTTGTAAATGTTGATGCAAATTCAAGCTCTGTTGTAACCGCAGAGGTTACAAATATTGTCGGGGCAGATAAATTCCCTGGTTACTTTCGTAGAGCATTTATTATGCATCTTGCGGCTGCGCTTGCGATGCCCATTACACAAGACGAACAAACATCAGCTTATTTAGGCGAAGCAGCACAAACCATGATGCTCAAAGCCAGATCAAGGGATGCTCAAGGGCGCTCTCCGCAGCGGCTGGACACAAAAATGTTTCTTAAAGCCAGACGAACCAATCGAGCAATCTAATGGCAAAAGTACAAGATTTTAGATCGGATTTTCGCAAAGGGCGCACTGGTACAGCTTTGCGTATTCGTCAGGATGTAAAGTCTTATACGTCCAGCCTTAAAGAAGCCAAAAATATGATGGTTCTGAGCGATGGGCGTATTGCGCGGCGTTGGGGAACAGAGGTTAAAGAAACTTTAACGGGCAAAGTCCGGCTGGAAACTTGGGACTATTCAGAAGGCGATACAACGCAATTTTTGCTTTTTTTTAGTAGCGGTAATTTAATTATTAAAGACTTAACGCTTACAACAAGAGCAAGTTTTTATAATAATGGCTGGTCAGAAGACGCATTACCGTTTTTATCAATAGCTTATAATGAAAACACGCTTGTTATTACGGATGAAAGCATCACGCCTAAAATTGTTACGTTAAGCGGCACCAGTTTTTCGATTGAAGATTTTGAGTTTTCAACAACAGCTGATGATACATATTTAAATGCGCCATTTGCTCAAATGGCAAGTGGCGACATAACCGCAACTTTAACCTGTTTGACATCGAAAGGAATGTCCTCCGGCTATGGGAGTTACATAGCAACTGCTCTCAGTCTTTCTCCCAGTGATTTTGACCTTACTAATGGTACGGGAAAAATCACCACCTCTGCCAATTTTTTTACGGGAACTGCAAACAATTGGGTTGGGAACAGATTACAAATTTTAGACGGTGAAGTTGAAATAACCTCTGTAAATTCACTTACAGAAGCAAATATTACGGTTAAAAGAAATATTGCTAAAAAACTCGACGTTAATCCGTTTTATATTCGCAACGGCTCAAAGCTTGTAGAAGTCAGCTATTTTAATCATGGCTTACAAGCTGGTGATGAAGTGTTTTTTACTGGTATTGCCGATACAGACAGTTTGCCTACTATTTTAACGCATGCGGTTAAGTTTGCATCAGATGCCTCAACAGCCGCAGCGCCATCTGGGGGCGCAGCCGCTTATACAATTAAGCGCATTGTTGATGCAGATACTTTTGAAATCGAAGGCGCAACAAACGGTACTGTAACACTTTTAACTGGCGGCGCAGATGTTACAATTTTTGTTAAAGGCGGCATTAAAGGCATTAAAGAACCCGCGTTTTCTAAAGCTCGAGGATGGCCGACAGCTTGCGCTATACATGAGCGCAGATTGTGGCTGGGCGGCAGTTCGCTTTTGCCAAACGCAATTTGGGCATCAAGGTTTTCCGATTATAAAAACTTTAATCTTGGCGAAGCTTTATCAACTGATGCGCTTGCGCTTTACGGCATTGGAAAACAAGCGCGTATTCGTCATTTAGTATCTGCGTATGATTTGCTTATTTTTACTGATAATGAGGAAATCTACATTCAGGGAAATAGTTTTGAGCCAATTACGCAAGCATCAGCAAGAGCGGTAACGGGTACTGAAATTGGTGCGTCATATACAACTCCGCAAAAATTTGATGGCGGTGTGTTTTTTGTTGATAAAATTGGCACAATTATTCGTGAATTTGCCTCCTCTAACCGCGATACAGAATACACCTCTAATGCGGCTTCTACAGTTATTAGCGATTGGGTTAAGCAGCCAAAACAAACCTGTTTATACAAAGGCTCTAATACGTTTAGCGCTACGCCTTATTTGTTTTTTGCAGATAGTACAGATGGAGCTTTATTATGTCTTCATGCGTCCAGAGCAGACGATAGTTTTGGCTGGATGCGATGGGAATTAAGCCAAGGTTCGTTTGTTTCTGTTGCATCAATAAATGAAGATTTATATGCAATCGCGCTTCGAGGTTCGACCTATTATTTATTGAAGTTCGACACTTCGACCGAAAATTATATGACAACGGATTTTTCCAACAAGCTTACGGCTAGTCCAGCGGGAACAAGTTGGACAACAGCATGGAGTTTTCAACAAAGCCAGACGTTGCAAATACAAGGCGGTTATTATGATTTGCCAGACGTAAATATTGCCGCAGATGGCACATTTACAACAAGCCAAGCATTTGGAGAAATAGTTGTTGGCGATTCAATGCAGTGGAATATGACGTTGCATGCGCCAAAAGTAGAATTTGCCAGCGGATCTATGATTGGAAAAAACCAGCGGCTTGTTTCTGCGGAGGTAAGTTGGGATCAAGCTGTTAGCGGCACAGTGGCGGGGCAAAACATTATCAGCACTTTAGATATTGGTTCTGATTTAGCTGTTACGCCTGTCAACGTGTGGAGAGAATACCATATCGGGCTTTGGAATCGGGAGCCTAATCTTGTCATTGAGGGTTCAAAAGTAGGCCGCGTTATTGTGCGCGGTTTAGTAATGAACGTGTATTTATAGGTGAATTATGTGTGACGCATATAGCGCAGCAAGTGCTTTTAGCTCAATTCAACAGGGCAATTTACAAGCTGCTGATGCAAAATCTCGCGGGTCTTATGAGCAAGGTATGCTTGAAGCTCAAGCAACAATGGCGCAAGCGCGGCGATCTGGTCAGGAAGTAGAAATACGCCAAAACATGCAAGATCAGTTTACTGCTAATGCGGCAGCTGCGGTTATGAGCGGTTTTTCATCTGCAAGTTATAATTCTATTAACAATGCAATTGCCGAAGATGGGCGCATGGCATTGGCAAAAAGCTATGCAAATACGCGCACAGAAGTGGAGTCATTGCGATCCCAAGGACGCATGGCGGTTATAAATGCTAAAATGGAAGCGTCTACAGCGCGGCAAACAGGATTTATACAAGCTGGGTCTACTTTGGTTAATTCATTAAACAATTGGAAAAAAACAAACACAGGCGGCACTTTTGCCAAAGCGTTTTTGGGTAAAAAATACGACAAAAAGTTTTCTCAAAGCCGCGCATATAAATCATTTTTTAGTAAGTTGGAGGCATAAATGCCCGTAAAAAGAGAGCGCATTTCTATTGCGGATCGTAGGCAGATAAATCCAGCTAATGCGCCTAGAACAAATGTAGGCAGTGCAATGGGGGCATTGGCTGAAAGCCTTGCTAATCAAGCCAATCAATATGCGCAAATCATGGCAACCGAAGCAGAGGATAAAGCCAAAGCTTGGGTACGCGCTGCGGTTTTAACCACTGATGAAAACGGCATGCCAGCCCCGCCAGAAAACATTACTGAAGGCATGGGATCAATTGCGCGGCGGGTTTACGACGAAGGCATATACGACAAAATGACTTATCAAATGGGCGTTGCCATTGATAATCAAATTAACGAAGCCAAAAATGCAAATATGTACGATATGGAGGCGTTTAACCAAGACGCATCTGCGCGGTTGGATTCTATGTTTGCGGATGTACCCGAAGCAATGCAAGGCGCTTATCAGCAATTAAGAACCAAAGCGATGGTTGATGCTGGAGCTACAATCGGGCGCAGCCAAGCTTTATTGCAACAAGAAGTTACAAAAGAAAATTGGAACGGCATTGTTGAAAACGATGTTGACGGGATTTCTCAAAATATTCTTTTAGGAAATGATCAAGAAGCTGCGTTGCAATTAGAAATGGCAATTGGCAGTTTGATGGAAGAAAAAGATCATATTTTAAATCCTTCAGAAAAACTGCAAAAAATAAACCAAATTATGTACGCAATGAGTAAAAGCCGCGTACAACGTGATTTTAACACAAATGATATGACGGTTGCACAGCTAGATGGCATGATTGCCGAGCTATTAGATCCAGAGCAAAAAAACATTGAATTTTTGCGTGAATATTTTCCCGCTTTTGACATGGCAACAAATGATCTGGTTGTAGATGCTGATGGGCAAGTTATTCCTGATCGAGCAGCGGCCAAAAAATTTGTAAGCGAATTGCAGCAAATTAAAGGCGGTTTATACGCACAAGAAGCAAAAGAGCAAAAAGAACGTGAAGAAGCTGGTAAAGTTTCTTTAGTTGCTGACGGGCAAGCTCCAACTAATCCAAGCAATCAAACGCGTTTAGATCGTATTTTAATGGGGCAATTAAAAGACGTAGGATATAACGGGCCAATAAATGCAGATACATGGCGCAGCGGCGTTTTAAACGAAAAACAGCGCACAACAACTATGTATCAAATGAAGCGTTCTGGAATGATCCCAATGTCTTTGGCTCGTGCGTTTCGTAGCGTAAATTCTGACATGGATGATGACCAGCTTGCAAATATGTATGAGCTTTATACAGACATGCGGTTTGCGCCATCAGGCGAAGGTAATGTTTCTGATATATCTCACTTAATTCCAGAAAAAGTTTTGGCGTCATTTTTAGTTGCAGATGCAATTCACGGCGATGGCGGGGGTTACAATGAACATTTCCGCGATGCTTTAAGAATGGCTGAAACATATCAAGACCCGCAAAATCAGTGGGATCTATCAACTTGGAATAGCTTTCTAAACAAAGATGGCTTTAAAATGTTGGGCGATAAACTTACTGACGAAAATTTAGATGCTTCAATAGATAATTATTTAATCAATAATGTGTTAGACAGTAATTATCGTGTTGAAGAATTAGGCCAAGCCAGAACCTTGTTTAAAGTAATGTTTCAGCAAAATGCTGGCATGGTAGGTGAATATACAGCTTCCAATTCGACTTCTGCTTTAGATCGAACAACATCTTTAGTTGAAAACGCTATGGCCAGCCGTTTTGTTGAATCTGATTATATTGTGCAAAAATCAATGTACGCGCCAGAAAAATTCTACCCAGAACCTATGCCAGAAAACATTTTAGAAGTGTTTTCTCAATTAGGAAAAAAAGCACTAGGAAATCTTATTAAAGCTGACGAACAGCTTGTTGGAGATTTTATTCAATGGGTAGAAATTATAAACCCGTTTAGCCCATTACGGCCACCAAGCAATGACGTTGTTAATCCCGATCTTGGTTCAGCTAGATTATTAGCAGGGCCATTTGATTTTATTGTTAATGACCACATAAATCAGTTGATTGAAGACGGTGCTTTTGACCCATTGCATATGAAGAAAAAAGACCGAAGTCTATGGGAGGCTGGCGTTCATTATCGGCTTATACCTCTTGAGCAACACGGATACCCGCCGCAATACAAAATTCAAATGCTAACAAAAGACCAAAGCACAGGTCATATTGTTGACGAAAAATTTAACCCCGCACCAGCATATCAAAAATTAACAGGATCTTTGTTTTCTTTATCTGGTGTTTTGGAAGGCCCAGCAGGGGCTGAAATTATGGCAGAAGCAATTAAAGAAGGGCGGTGGGATCCTTACAGCGGCTTTGATGATGATTTTGATTTCTTAATAGAAAGAGGAAAACGCGTTCAAGAGCTTTCAGAAGGACTAACTAGATGAATAAAAAAACGTCTAGAATTTTAAATTATATTTATAACCTCGAAAGCAACGGCGATTACAACCGTTGGAACAATAGAACGCGTGTAAAGCCGAATGTACCCGTAACAAGCATGTCTGTGCTTGAGGTTATGGAATGGCAGCAAAGAAATCTAAAGCAGCCTAAAGGCAAGCAATTTACGGCAGTTGGAGCCGGACAAATTATTTACAAAACAATGCGCGATTTGGTGCAAAACGGCGTAATTGATCCTAACGAAAAATTTGACAAAAAAACGCAAGACAAAGCAAATTTGTATTTATTAGAACGTCGCGGTTTATCCTCTTGGAAAGAGGGCCGCATTACAGATGAAGAATTTGGCAATCGTTTAGCAAAAGAATGGGCGTCTTTGCCTGTGTTGCAAGACACATATCGTGGCAATCAGCGTATTCCTAAAGGGCGCAGTTATTATTCTGGTGTTGGTAAAAACGCGGCGCGTGTTAGACCAGGGAATTTTTTAAGTTTGCTTTCGAGCAATGCGTCTGTTCGAGTTTCCAGCAAGAATACAATTGGCGATCCGTTTGATCCAGCGGGATCGGAAATGCGTCCAAACGCTGGGTTTTGGCTTGATGAACAAAACGATCCATATATTAAAAAAACGCCTGATTTACCGCCTTGGGCAAAAGAACCTGTTGTTGTGGATACGCAAGTGCCTAGCAATTCGCCAACACAACCCGCAGCGCCTGATTTTGAGCCAATTGTAGAAGATTACGGAACTCCTATTCGGCCATCTACAGGCGGCAATATGTTGCCTCCAAGTGCTGGGCAAGCTTTTATGGATGAATGGACAGATGCATTTATATCTCGATTGGTAAAACACGAAATAAACGCGGCAAGATATGAAGAAGACCCTAAATTTAACGGCGCGGTTAAAGCTATTGAAGACGGTTACACGAGCAAAAAATTAGTCAATTATTTTCATAAGGCAAAAAGTGAAAAACATTACGAACATTTAAAGCAGCAGATACAGCTAGAAACAGAACGCAATAAACGGCGCGATATAAACAATTATCATTTTGCTGCATTTATGGGAGCTATGACAAGCCCTGATGCGCTTTTAACAATGGGCGTTCCGATTGGATGGGGAGCTTCTATTGCCAAATCTGGTGCGCGTAATTTTGTACGCGGAGCAAGAAGCAGCGCAGCTCTTGGTGGAGCCGCAGAAACGGCCCTAGAATTAGGCAGATCAGATTTTGACCCACTAAGCGACCCCACAGATAGTTTGGTGCGTGTGGGAGCCGCTACGGTATTCTCAGGATTATTAGGCGGCGGTGTAGCTGCATATAAAGGCGTTAAAGCAAACAAGCTTGTTGATGGCATTACGCAAGATATTGCCCGAGCAAGAGGCATTGGCAAAAACACGGCATCAGTTGATGGCCGTAAGGTTAAAATGGAAGCCAATGACTCTCCAACAGGCGTTAAAATTCAAGATAGTGAAATACATGTAGATGAAAGCAAAATTCATCAGCGTTTTGACGCTGGCGATAAACCGCCAAGCATTAAAAACAAAAATGAATTTGTAGAATATGAAGTTAAACGCGCAGCCGAATTAAACAAAGCTGGCGTTGTTGAAATTCCCATGAAGGGGGATGTGCAAGCTGGGTGGAAACCCAAGAAAGGTGATTATGAAAAAATCCAACAAGCCGAAGAAGAAGCCCTCAAAGCCGCCGAAGCCTACAGGGCAAAAAACAACAAAATATTAAAAAATGCGCGGCTGGAAGCATTAGCGCGTTTAATGGACAGCCCGTATAAGCGTGGTCATAGAAATGCAAAAAGCGGAACAACAAGAGATTTGTTTGACACGCTTGTTGCTGATGGCGGGTTTTTGAGGGAGTCAGATAAGACGGGCTTAACTAATGGCCCGTCTATTTATTCTACAACCAAAACATGGGATGGAATTGTAGATCGCGTTATTGAGCTAGAGCATGATATTTTTGCCAGATATTTAGGCGTGTCTGACAAAAAAGTTCTGGGTGTGTCCGCTGCCAAAACAATGGGCAAAGAAGGTAAAATGTCTATTGAGCAATTTAGAGACGCGGTTTCTAAATCTATTGTTACTGGCACACGGCATCAGGTAAATGAAATTAATGAAATGGCCGAGCATATTCGAGCCGCTTATCGTGAGTACAAAGAGGCCGCTGATGAAATGGGCGTTTTTGTAACGGGTAAGACATTAACCAAACAAAAAGAAATTTTAGGCAATCGACTGCAAACGGCTAAAGACGATGTTGAGCGCCAATCAATTCAAAATGAAATAGAAATGATTGATGACATGCTGGCGATGTCAAAAGACTATCCAGCCGAAGATTATTTTACGCGCATATACAAAGGCAATAGCATTAGAGAACATCGCACTGCGTTTAAAAATCTTGTTAAACAATGGATGCGTCAGCAGCCTTACATAGATACATGGGTGCTTGGCGCTGATGAATTAAACGCATTGCTTGTGCATTTTAACAAAAACCCAAAAGCCAATGCTGGTAAAATCTGGAAATTAAAACATCGGTTAAAAACCGCGCCGCCTACCTCAAGATGGGCTAGGATTAAAGCAAGCACCAATCCGCAAGCAATTGATGATCGAGCAGAAGAAATGATCGACATTATTATGCAAGAAGCAGAGCCAGCCGATCTTAAAGTATTTCGGGAAAGTCACAGGCCAACATTTGGTCGGCACAGGCAGTTAAACATACCAAATTCGTTTTTGCTAAGAGATGGGCCAAACGGCAATGGCGTAGCTGATTTTATTGAAACCAACTATGTTATGAATTTAAAAATGTATAACGATCGCATGGCTCCAGCGATAGAAATGTCGCGGCGTTTTGCGCGACCTATTGATGGAGTAAACTGGTCACAAGGATTTAACGAAGCTGTTGAAAATGCGCGTTTAGCTGAGCGCAAAAACTTTAAAGGATCTGATGCTCAATTTTTGAATCATTGGGCACCTATTGAGCGCGATCTTAACGAGCTTAAATTACGCGTAACAAACCGCGTCTTTAAAGATCCTAACAGATGGGACAACCGCGTTGCGACTGTGTTGCGCGATTGGAGCCATGTAACATTTATGGGCATGTCGGCTTTGCCAGCTATACAAGAGTTTGGCACGTTAATTATGCGTCACGGTTTAAGCAAAACATTTAACGCTGCGTTTCATGATTTAGACAGCGCAACAGGGCAAGTCGCTAAAGCTGCGATAGCAGAAGGCAAACGCGCTGGTGCTATTATGGATATTCATATGGGAACAGCGCTCTCAGGATTTGGCGAAACTGGATTTGATGCAGCGACAACTTCTGGGCTTGAGTACCATTTAAAAACATTTGCTAATAAGTATTTCTTATTAAACGGGCTGGCTCCTATGACAGCGCATTTAAAGCAACTTGATTTAAGTGTGCGCGTTCCTGATTTGCTGGAAAAAATCATACATGTTGGCGAAGACGTTGCGACAGAAGCAGAGCTAGAACATTTAGCAAGATTTGGTATTTCAAAAGCAGATGCAAAATTAATGTCAGAGCAACCAATTGATGACATTGATGGCGTGTTTCTTGCCAATACAGATACATGGGGTGATGAAGATTTAGTGCGTAAATTCCGCGCTGCGGTTCGTCAGGGTAATGAAAACACTATTCTAGCGGCCACGGCTGCGGATAAACCAGCTATAAATGACGGTGTAATTTATCTGCGCAAAAATCGCGGCATGGATAAATATGCAAAATCTTTAGGATTGGAAGAAGTCGGAGATTATTACAGAGCGCAATCTGGCTTGTTGTCTTTGCCATTTACCTTTTGGAATTACGCAATAGCGGCAACAAACAAAATCTTAATTGCTGGCCTTGATGAACCAAGTTCTCAAAAACTTGGCGGGATTGCTGCAATTGTTGGTCTTGGCTACATGGTTGCCCAAATTAAAACAGATCCAAATATCTGGGAAAACATGACAACAGAGCAGCGCATGACGCGTGCAATAGATCAATCTGGCGTTGTTGGAGTGCTGTCTCAATATACAAATCTTATGCAGGGAACCGCTATTGGTTTAACGGGGCAAAACCCGTTTCCGTTTGATCCGCGTAATGGATACGAGCCTTCTTTAACTGATGCCGCTTTTAACATTGCAGGAGCAGGGCCATCTGTAGCCCGTAACGCAGTTCAAGGCATTGTTGAAGGCGATATAAATAAATTTAGTTGGGCTTTGCCAATGAGAAATCACATTGGTTTAAAAGGCTTGTTTGACAGTGCAGTAGACGGAATGGAAAGAAAATACGCAGGGGTAGATTAATAAAAAAAATAAGCGTAAGTTTAAATCAGCGCCGACCTGCCAGTCGGACTAACAGCAATAGCAGTTTGGCGCATGGGTACATTAACATCTACAGAAACGCCCCGAATTATTAATTATTCGGTTGGAGGAACAGCAAGTGCTGGGCCTTTTGACATTCCGTTTACGTTTCGGGATGAAGATATTATTGCGGTTTATATAGATGGTACTGAAACAACAGCTTTTGGTGTAACTCAAACAAACGAGTTTTCTACAAGTGGCAATACGCTAACGCTAGAAACAGCCGTTTCTAATGCAACTGTTACTATTGCGTCTGTTACGTCTAAAACACGTCTTACAACAGACACGTTTACGATTGCTGATTTAAGTGAAGAAATTGATAATCTTTATACAATTCTTCAAGAGCAAAAGCTTTTAAGCAATCGGGTTTTGCAAGCGCCCGTTCAAGATGGCGCAAGCATTGATATGGCATTGCCATCAGCGCAATCCAGAGCGGGGAAATATTTAAAGTTCAATAGCACAACTGGTGAACCAGAATTGGACAGCGAATTTTCCGAGCGCATAACAATTAGCACATCATTTCCGAGCGGCGGTCAGAACGGTGACGTTTGGTTTATGGTTTCTTCCTAATGCAGTCAGACACAGGAGTTTAAAATGGCCGCACTTTCAGACTACGCAGAAAATTTACTGTTAAATTTCCTTATGACAGGAACAGGCTCAGCGCCCTCGAGTCTTCATTTAGCTTTGTTTACAGCAGCCCCTAATGACGCGGGTGGTGGCACAGAAGTTTCTGGCAATGGATATGGTCGCCAAACAATTACATTTAACACAGCAAGCGGAACAGGCGGCACAACAGATAATTCTAATACTCCTACATTTACTGCTTCTGGCGGTGATTTTGGAACAATTCAAGCTATTGGAATTTTTGACGCTGCATCAAACGGCAATCTTCTTTGGCATGGAGCCATAGCAACTAACAAAACTGTTAATTCTGGTGATTCAATTCAATTTGCCGCTGGCAGCATTGATTTAACCATAGCGTAAGGAGTAGCAAATGGCTATTTTATCTGACTATCTTGAGCCTAAGCTGCTTGATCACATTTTTAAAAGAAGTGAATTTACGCGACCATCTACGCTTTATCTTGGTATAAGCACAACAGCTTTTACTGAAAGCGATAATGGAACAACCGCAGCAGCAAAAGAACCAGGCTATAATTCATCTGGCCCAACTTATTTTGGCGATAGTTATGCTCGCGTTCAAATTGATAACAAATGTGGATACGATTCAACAACTGAAAAAATTAAAAACAGCAGTGGAATTGATTTTCCAGAAGCTGGCGGTAGTGGATGGGGTAGTATTGCTTATTGGGCAATATTTGATGGAGCAAATTCTACCGATAATATGCTTATGCATGGCTCGTTTTCAACGTCTTTAACAGTTTCATCAGGAAGCCAATTTAGAATTTCTAGCGGTTCTTTAGAAATTAACTTCCCGACGATTGTAAACGATGCAAATGATTCCACTGACCCATCTATCAGCACTTCTTATAACGAATATAGCCGCAAATGGAGGTTGCAACTAGCATATCTAATGGGGTTTGATCACCCTTCTGGCACTCCAAACAACGTACAGTTTAATTTTGCATATGCAGGAAGCTCTTTAAGCTCTTTCTATGACTTGTCATTATATTTAGCAGTCTCAACAACCGCGTTTCCTGAAAGTTTAAGTTTGGCTGAGAGTTCTGGAACTGGTTATGCGCGGGTAAATATAACAAATGTATTTGCTGACGCGGCCACTGATGGAAGCGGAGTGACAACAATCAGCAATTCTAGCGCTATTTCGTTTCCAGAAGCGGGAAGTGATTGGGGCAATATTGCGTATTGGGCAATATTTCGAGGGGATGCTTCAACTAATAACGGCTATTACGCAGCTGCTTACAGTACAAATAGTACAGATTTTTCAAGCAGACAGGCTCTGATGAAAGGCTCTCTCACAACTTCAAAAACTGTAAATAGCGGTGACGTTTTACGATTTGGAATTGGCGATTTTGTAGTGACTTCCAGCTAGGAAAAATAAATGGTTAAGTTTGCAGATCGAGTTAAAGTTGCGATTGCGCAAAACGGTGGGGCTTGGCCAAGCACTGGAACAATTTATTTAGGTTCTGCTGCGGCGGGATTCCAGTCAGTACCAACCTCGCTTGATGGTGAGACAATTCGTTATGTTATTGAGCATGGTACTGATTGGGAAATTGGATCAGGAACATTCAATAATTCTGCGCAAACTGTTTCTCGCTCTTTAGCAAGTTCATCAACTGGCAGTTTGCTTGATATTGATGGCGCAGCTGATTTTTTTATTTCGCCTTCTGCGGCAGATTTGCAACTACAATTAGATTCTACAAACTACAGCGTTACAAACTACACCGCTTCAGCTGGATCTAACACGTTTGATGCATCTAGCACTCCTGCACTGCCAGCATATCAGGCGGGTAAATTAGCAGTCTATGTAAACGGTGTTTTAAGACCAGCAGGTGAATACACAGCGACTAACGGCACCTCTGTTGTAATGACTTTGGCGGCTAATGATGAAGTTTCTATCGTTAATCACGGTGCGGCTAGTAGTGGCGTAACAACAGGAAAGGCGATTGCTATGGCTATCGTATTTGGAGGTTAAAATATGACAGCACCTAACATAGTTAATGTCGCTACCATTACTGGTAAAACGGCAGGTCAGTTAGTTGGTACGAATGGCACGGCTATTGTGTCTAACCCTGCGAACTCAGGTAAAGTTCTTAAAATAAATGCGTTGTACGTTAGTAATGTTGACGGCACAAACAACGCAGAGATAGATGCTTACTTGTATGGCAATGAAGTCAACTCTGGCTATAACCGCTCCGCTTTTTCTTACGACAATACTTCTTTTTCTTTTGCTTCTCAATTTACGGGTATTTGTCAAGGATTAGAGTTTTCTCACGATGGAACAAAAATGTTTATTGGTGATACCGCCAGTACCTCTAGATTTTACGAATACACTCTTTCAACACCTTGGGATCTTTCGACTGCAAGCTACACCAATAACAACTACGTGATTTCAAGTTTGCAAAATTCCACAACAAGCATAGGTACTAAACGATTAAGGTTTTTTGATAACGGAAATAAATTTTTAATTCCGTCTACCACCACCGACAATATACACCAGTTTTCTCTTTCAACTGCTTATGATTTAAGTACCGCTAGTCAGGTTGGAACATTAGATGTTTCCGCATATACCGCACAGCCTTGGGATATGTCTTTTGGGGAATCTGGGTCTTCTTTATTTGTTTTGGATACCACAGGTGACGCAATTATTAAATATGATCTATCTCAAGACTACGTTGTTTCTTCAGGAACCTTTTCGGAAGAAGTAACTTTAGGAGCAGGATATTGGCAGGATATTATAGTACAATCTTCTGGAAAATTTTGGCTAACAGAAGCGCAATATGGTGAAGAAATTCAAGAGTGGAGTTTTGGATCTGCTTGGACACTTAGCGGAATGTCAAAGGATGGCGCTGTCTCAGTCGCAACGCAAGATAATGACATTCATTCGATATATATTAAACCAGACGGTACAAAAGTGTACGTTGCAGGCGGGCAAAATGACAGCATATATCAGTACACCTTTGGCTCTAGTACGTCTGATCAATTCCACGTTGCTAAAACTGTCGTTGTTCCAGCCGATGCAACTTTAGACGTAATTTCTAAACCGATTTATTTAGAAGAAGGCTTTTCTTTAAGGCTAAAAGCCAACGCCGCCTCTGACCTTGAAGCTGTATGCTCTTACGAGGAGATCAGCTAGTGCAGCGTTATAACTCATCAGTTATTGGCAAAAAGTCTTCAGTAAGTGGTTCATCTGCTTCTGGCATTTTTTCTGCTAATAATATTGCTGATGAAACA